CAAGTCCCGACATCAGGTCGTTCATGTTGCTGTAATTGGCGCTTGCTATAAGCCCGGATATCAAGTTGTTTACTGCCGACGCATATTGATACATAGTGCCTGCTGAATCATAATAGCCCTGAGCCTTAAAATATGCTTTTGTTTCATCAGTTCCAGGCATAATAATTCACCTCTTTTCAATCATAAAATGTCAAATGATTTAGTTGTTAATATTTTTGTTAAACCTCATAATCATTGCTACGACGGTATGTTTGCAGCTAACGGTCTCCAATCATATATTCCTGGACAGAACCTTGTATACAAACCTATTTTAAGGCTCATTGTTTCAAAGTCTCTGCTTTCACTTATTTCAGGCTCAATCCTGTCAAACCAATACAAATTGTCTTTCAATGATTTTTCATCAATAACATACCACGGATAATAGGTTTTGCCTGATTGTTTATCTAACCATTTCCAAACAATGAGCTTCATGTGGCCGTTGTATATATTGTAGTTATTGTTTGTAACATCAGGCTTTCCTTCGCTTCCAATAAGCTCAAGCGCTGTTTTTCTGTGGTTAAACGGAACTATAAGAGTAGTTCCGAAATAGTTGCCCTTCTGGTTGTTGTCATCGTGTATAGCTTGAATATTTGTTAATACCGTTTCAAAATAATCTCCGTCAAGCGTTGTGTTTGTTGTTTTATTATCAAGCGTTGAACAACCCCCAGATTTTGAGGTATGGGAATCAGATGCCCACGCTCCTCCATCGGCGCAAAGCGTCCAATCATAAGATTGTCCGTCTGCATCCGTAAACGAAGTTTGGTCACACTGAGTAAATAATGTAGCGGCAAACCAATTAAGCGTTCTGTAGTAAGACATCATAAGAGAATTAACTTCTCTTTTCATCTCATACAATTTGTCGTCATCAAGAAACTTTCTTCCGAACTGAGCCGCAAGGTTGAATTCCTTTGGTTCGTACTTTTTGGTAAAGTATTCGGTTTTATCTTCATAATTCCTTGTTCCAAAGTACTGTTTTAGGTATTTGTGAGCGCCTGTTCCAGTTACTGCAACGGCATAATCGTCAATATTTTCTCTGCTGAAAAGCATGTCAATTATTGATGTATCATCTATGTTTGTGCCGTATTCATCAATATATGCAAATATTGCGTTTGCATAATTTCCAACAAGAGTATTAAACTGTGTTTCATTATAAGTAATCATATCCAGTCACCTCCTCCTATTTCGTAAACGGCGGCGATACAAATATCACATACACCGAACTTGTCGAAGGAGAACTACCGGTTACAATTTCATATACAAATGCAACAGAACCGCTTGTTCCTCCATCAACAGCCGTAGCCGCGCTGGAATTTAAATTAAGTTTCTTTCCGCCGTTTGAAAACGTTCTGCAATCGGTAATTACGGACGCCGTAAGTGCCGATCCGGGAGAAACCTTCCAAATTTGATTTTCGTTAACCGGGAAAACCTGTGGTATATATGCAGCAGTAACAATTGAACTTGCTGCGCTGGTATTTGATATGGCATATACAAAATCGCCTGTATCTGCACGTATCAAAGCGCTTGCCGACACGGTCAAGGCTTGCCCCGGATACATAGCATAACCAGACGTTCCGTATAACCTTTGTTCTGCAACGGGGTCACCTGCTCCCCCGTATTTCCATTTATGAAATTCAAACATGGTGAAACACCTCCTGTAAAACAGCAGAGGCGTATTATCCTCAGCGGTTTTTCAGATATTTTACATAATGTTGTTTCCATTTATCCTGCGGAATTCTCATTCCCTTATAAAGCTTTTGAATGTCAGAAGGAACCACAACACTGTCTAATTCTGAAGGCGAACCTGTTCCCTGAACTTTTGAAGTGTGGGACGTGCCAGCCTCTTTTGTTTTAATCTGTCCGGCAACTTGATTTTTGGCTTTTTCAATAAGCTCGTCACCTTTCATTTCATAATAATACGAAACAAGGGTCCTGCCGTATTTTTTACTGTCTACTTCGTTTTTTAGCCATGATTCAAGAACATCTCTCGGAACATCTTTTATTTCTTTTACATCTGGAAATTTTTCTTGTAGCTTTTTTATATTATCTATAAGATATTCGCTTTCCATTCTTTTTTCTTCGCGTTCGTTATATGTTTTTGCTTTTTTTACGTCCGGATGTTCTTCTATAATTTTTTTTGCTATAGTAGATATAACAGATTCATCCACGGCCTTTTTGTATATTGTTTCAGAATTTTGTGGTTGGTAATCGTCGTCAATTGATTCAATAAAATCATCAATAGTATTGAATCCATCTGGCAATCTTTTTTCAAGCTTTTTAATTTTAGCTTCCAAATCATCTGCACGTTTAATTTTAGGTTCATATTCAGAAATTATTTTTTTGTATTCGTCTATTTCCTGTTTTCTTCTTCTGTCCGCAAAAAAATTGTTTACATCGTTTTTCTGTTCGGCGACTCCAGAATCTTTTACGCCTTCGGTTACGGTTACGTTTTCCTGCGAACTTTGTTGAATATTGTTTTGAGAATCGGCGACGTTCTCACCGTTTACGCCCCCACCACTATCAACATCATCTAACAATGGCTGTTTAATTATTTCAAATATCATAATATCCTCCGTTTATATGGATTTTTACGCTATTCCTGCGATTTTTGGCATAAAAATAGCGCCATTTAGGCGCTGCGTCTTATGCTAGGACGTCATTTTTCTGGGCATTTTCCCTTCGTTGCGGCCAGGAAGTCCCCTGAGGTCCTTTCCTTTTTTGATATAACCTCCCATGGGGTCTTTGTCGCCATATTCGCCCTTAACAAAAGTCGCCTTACTGGGGGTTTTGCCCATTGAACCTTTTGCTGTTTGTGCCATAAGTATCACCACCTTTCAATTATTTTTTGTTCAGTTTTTTAAGCGTTTTTGCTAAAATTGCCTGTTTTTTTGTTGTTGGATTGTCGCTTTTTTGAGCTTTTTCAATAAAAAAGGTTTTTATGTTTCCGGTTTTCTTATTGATTCCGCCGGCCTTTTTAGCTTTTTTAGTTAAGGCTCCGGGATTTTTTATAGCGTTTTGTATCCAATTAGCCATCGTTTTTCACCTCCCACAAAGTAAACGATTCATCATTCCTATACAATTCTTCATATAATTTTTCTCCTTTTTTAAGCCCTGTTACTTCTATTGAACAATCGTGATAATATTTATTTATTAATTCACTAAGTTTGTATTTTGGCATATCTAAAACGTATAACCCGGTAGGTTGATTATCCGCTATACTTATAACGGATTTTGCTATGTTTTCAGCAGTAGTCATATACCTAACGGCGTTCATATCAGTTACAGTCAACGGTTTTCCGCATTTTTTTTGATTGTCCCATATTTCAAACACACTACCTGAGCTTGCCATAATGTTTCCGCTTCTTACTACTATAAAACGAGTTTTGTTGTATCCCTGCCAGTTTACGGTATCAAGCGTCAAATATTCTGCAACGGCTTTAGTGCAGCCGTATAAATTTACAGGATTTACTGACTTATCGGTAGATATTTGCAGAAAACATTCAATATTGTTTTCAACGGCACATTCAAGAGCATTTTGTACGCCAATTATATTAGTCTTTACAGCTTCAAACGGATTTTCTTCTGCGAGCGACACGTGTTTTATTGCAGCGCAATTTATTGCTATATCAACGCCGTTAAACGCCATTTTTAGTCTTTCTTTGTCTCTTATATCCCCAATAAAATAACGAAATTTACTGTTTCCGTAAGGCTCTCCGTATTTTTGCCTTAACAAAAACTGCTTGTGTTCATTTCTGCTGAATATGCGTATGACGTGCGGATTCATCGGAAGAATAACGTCTATTAATGCTGTTCCAAGCGTTCCTGTTCCTCCGATAATCAATACTGTTTTATTATACATTTTGTCCTCCAATCAATGTCATTTGTTCAGCCTCCGGCAATTGTTTAAAAAGCTTTTTTACATCAGACGGAAGGTATTTTATGGTTTCTGAAAGCATTTTTGCGTTGTTGCCTTGCTCTGCCTTTTGAAACTGTTGCTGTGTTTTCATATTTTGCGACTGCTGTTTTAGCTCCATTTTGTTTTGAGCTTGGTTATTTTGAAATTGCTGTTGCTGCATTTGAATATTAGCTTGTTTGCTTACCTCGTCTTGCAAAGCTTGCAATATAGCCTTAGAATTAGGAAATCCAGTTTTTTCAAGAAATTGCCATACTATTATATTTTGAGGCGTAGGTTGCAAAAATCCTCCTTGAGCTAACTGTATTATGCTGTCAAACATAAACGTTTTTGTTTTTGGAAACGAACTTTCAGCAGATATTTCAATGTCCCAATCAGGATATACCCAGTTTCCGCTTTTATCTTTTTTAAGCATATCGTAACGGTTGAATGTGCCGTATTGAGGCTGTATATCCGTTTCAAGCCTATACGGCCTGTCACCTTCTGAAAACGCCAATATAAAATCACATACAATTCTATATATTTTGGAGTATGCTATGTACTTTTCGTTTACTTTTATGCTTATTTTTTCAGCCGTTTGTTTAACAAGACTGTCTATGGCTTTCCCGGATTTTGC